ATCTTTCTTTATATCATTTTTTTCCTCAACCTTTGTAAGTTGAGGTTTTTCTCTATCTACACTTACAATCTCAGTCTCAACATTTAGAGATTGACTAATTTTTTCAAAGGAGTCTTCCATAATTAAATATCTTCAGATCTTGTTGGACTATAATTTTTAGAGTCTGTGTAGTCAATTAATGTCTCATTAAATCCAAAATCATCATCTGGATCTACAAATGGATCATCTGCAGCATCTATAACATTATCGCTATTGTAGTCAACAGTTGCTTTTGGTGTAGCGGTATATCTCATTTCTCTAGTTGAGGTCTGTCTATTTGTATTAGTATAGTAATCGACCTGAACCTTTCTAATGAGACCATCTGTTGTATCTGCGATTGGTCCAAACAGATAAGTCTTGGCAGTAAATTGCAAAGTGTAAATTAGTGCTCTTCTTGTTGTGAAATCTCCTTCGTAATCATCTTGAAATGAAATCGAGTCTAAAGTAATTGGAACATCTCTTTTTTCCCCAATACTATCGACTAAATCGATTGTTATCGTAAATGAAGGTTGAAAGAATGGCAAAATTTGCTCAATAATCTGAAGTGCATCATCATTTAGTTTGCAGAGAATATTTAGTTCAAATCCAATATTATATGGAACTGGCATAAAAACTTTTTTCAAATTAGTTCCATCAGATGCTTTAAATGTCTGAGTTATTCCCGCTTTCCTTGTTGCATCATATGAGATTGAGTTCATCTCAAATGACATTCTTGGCAGAGTGATTTGAACTTTTTTATTGAGATCTGGTTGTTGTTCCAATCTTGCTAGAAACTTTTGTACAGGTCCATATGCCAGTGCTACCTTCAAGTCACTGAACTCTCCACCATCATTAGTTTGGTGTTTAATATGGATATCATTAAACAATGTACCAAAACCAATAATAGTTTTCCTTAAAATATTATGATAAAAATAAGTTCCTAACATTAGTATACGCCAAATGGATTTGAATCTGTGAAATCTAGAATAAGATCTGCCTCTTCTTCTATTTCATTGTTTTGAGCATAAGAATCTAAAGTATATCTGTCAGAATCTTGCTTTTGCTCAGGACCAGTTATGTATCCCTGTACACTATATATTCCATATCCATCAGTATTTGGTCCGGCAGGAGTTAATCCGGATCCAACAATTATTTCTTCAGGTTGGAATCCCAAAATTGTTGTACCAGTTCCAACATTTGATATTTTTAAAATTTTTCTTTCAGAATCCCACGATCTAACAAGACCAACTGAACCTGATGTTCGTCCAGTTATTCTTTCACCAACAGAAAAATCTCCATAACCACACACAACACTATTTGCTGGGTTTGATACGGATACTGCAGTACCTACAGTATATCCTATTCCAGGTCTTCTTATTAATGCCGATGAAACTCCTCTATTACTTATTTTGGAAACCAAATCCGCACTTTCGGTAATATAAAGTGATGGTGCTACTGCATAACCAAATCCTGGGTCCAATATTCTTAAATTCTGTATTCCTTGGGTTGTTGAAGATATAGAACAAGTTGCAATAGCACCAGATCCACCTCCACCAGTTATAGTAATTGTTGGGGTAAAAGTGTATCCAGATCCTGTATTAGTAAATAGCAATTCTTTAATAGAACATACTCCACCAACACAAGTTGTAATAGCTACTGCATTTGCACTGGAATTATTTCCAATTCCATGTAATGGATTTGGGGTTATATTAACTGTTGGTGTTGAAGTATAACCAAATCCATCATTGTTTAAGAAAATACTACTTATATATCCTCCACTAGTCGGTGTTGCAACAATATTTGCCGCTCTATTATCAGAACCACCAAGATATAGAGTAGTGATAAATCCTTCATCATCAAGTAAAGTATCAATCTCATCAATACTTGTATCAAGAATCTCATCTTCATATTCAAAGAGTTCACATCTAAGTTCATAAACATAAGTGTTACCCAACTGATAGAATGGCATTTCATGCTCTACAAATTTAATTTCAAAAAGTCTTCTACCAAATGGGAAGAATATTAAGTCACCCTCTCTTGGTCTTTCTAGATATCCAAATCTATCATCAGGATACTCAACAGATCCCTGAGTTCCAATATTTACAAATGGTGCAATAAATTCTTCATATTTTTCTTTTGATATTACTAGTGTCAATTCATCCCTTAAACTAACACCAAATTTTGTCATTATATCGCCAGCACCAGAATATCCTTCGTAGTTTTTGACGTATGCTTCTAATGGAAAAGCCTCATCAAATTCTGATGCTACTATTTCTTCAATAATAGTTTTTCTTCCAATTACTCTTCTTGGTAAATAATAAACTTCTACACCATATATTCCAATTTGCTCATTTACCAAATCTTGAAGAAGTTTTTGCTCCCTATCACTTCCTTGAAGAAAAAACGGATTTAATGCCATGGTAAATCATCCTATCATATCTAAAGGTGGTAATTCATATTCCAATGTCATTCTCTGTTTAATATCCTCTAACTCCCTTTCTGCATCATCATATATCTGCCTCCCATTTAATTCTATTCCTCCTGGAAGTTTAACTCCTTGGAACTTGATCAAATTTTGTCCCCATTGTTTTTTAATTAAAGCAGTTAAGTATTTTTTGACAAAACTATCATTATATACTTTGGAAAAATCTGCAGGATCCAGAGCTCTATAGCATTCTAAAACTAACCAATTATCTGCAGATTCTGACCCCCAATCAATATCCAAATATAGTCTATTTTGCCTCTTATTAAATCTTAGTTGCTTGTCTGTGGTTAAGAGATAATCAATATCTTCTAAGTATGTTTTTACCATAGCATACTGAAGAAGTTCGACTGAATTAAAATAATATAGATCATTTAAAAATAATTGATACTTAATACTAAACATTCCACCAGAAATTGAACTGGTGTCAAATTTAAATACTTTTTCTACACCAATTACAGAATCTGGTACTTGAATATAATTTGATGTTTCATAAAAATTGAATGTCGATCCGGCAGAAGAACCCGTGGTTGTTACAATACCAACTCCATCAGTATTCCTTGCTTTACCCCTATCAATATCATCCTGAGTTATTTTGTATTTGAGATACATTTTTTCAACACCATCATAGTGACGTTCATTAAAATATTGAATTGCGTCATCAACTAAATCATCTATTTGCTCGTCGGCAACGTTAATTTCCAATACCGGTGCTCCAAGTTGCCTTAAACAATAGTCAATAAGCCCCTGTCTTGTGGATGGTTGTGCCATTAGTATTCTCCTCCATCAAGAACACCTGACCAAACTGGTGTTCCTGCTTCATCGATAGTTAATAAAAAGTTTGACGTATCTGTATAAGTTGATGCAGTATTAATTCCAGAAACCAATTGTCCAAAACCATTAAAATATGCTATTCCATTTGGACCAGAAAAGTTTGGTGATTGGTAATAAATTGGATTTGAAAATGTTCCTACACCAGTTACTATTAAGTCGGTATAACTAGCAGTTTGTACCGTCAGTTGATTTGAAACAACGGCATCGTAGGTAAAAAGTGTTTGTCCAGTACCAACATACACACTCTGTATTGTTGTAACAATTCCAGTAAATGTGGAAAATCCTGAAACATTTAATGAAGATGCTGAGGCAACTCCACCTACTAAGTTATATGCATTTGTAATTAAATCTCCATAAGAGAGATTTGTAAGTACTCTAGTAACTCCAGTAGCACCTAATCTGACTGGTGAATATGTCATTACCTAGTGACTCCCTCTCTTACGATAATTGATCCTTCTACCAATCTTTGTTTTATTCCAAGATAATCAGTTAATAAAATATCGTAAACATATCTTCCAGGTTTTAATTCTGCAGTTTGTGTATCTGTTAATGATATTCTAAGTTTTCCAACAAAGTATGGTTCTATAAATTCAGTTGTAAAATTAGTCGCAGTAGAACTTCCAGCCCATTTTCTCATTTGAGCCGAAGCACTATAACCATTTGAATCGACTACGGAATTTACTGCAGAATCTTGTAGGAAAAAAACATGTTCAAAATCGGCTCCCGCATTAATGATCAGATTAGTAACATATACTACTGCCATCTATTGCATAGCTATATCTAAAGACTATTTATACTACAATAAATCCTTCACAACTTCTTGTTGTTTCATATACAATTTTATGTATGATTTTGCGAGATTTTTTAGTTCTTCAACATCATTGCATAAATCTATTTCTCTACTTAATTTTTCATACTCAAAAAGTTTATTCATACTATCAAGTTTTATTTTATTTGGATCCATTAATTAACTCCTTCAAAAGATTTTTAATTTCAGAAACATCAGATTTCAATTGCTCTATTTCTTCCTTTTGTTTTTGCTTTTCATTTTTCATTTTAATGTATTGAGAGTAACCGGAGGTATCTGTATTTACAATAGCTCCGGTTTTCTCATCCCGATACAAATGTTGATGTCCTTCTATTCTTATCATAATGAATTTTTATGCTAATGCAATGGCTCTTAAATCTCTAAATCTTGGTGGATTTGCTTCATCTGTACTGCTCATCACAATTTTAATTGAGAATGCAGTAAATTGTTCAACATTATCAATAGTAAATTGATATTCTGAGAACTCATTTGCCTTATTTGGGGGAACAAAAGCATCAGATCTTCCACTATTTAAAGTTGGATCAATAATCTTATCCCCAAATCCATCACCATCAGTATCAATTAAATTATCATATCCTGGGAATAATTGATATGCTTGAGTTATTTCGCTAGAATCTGCTCTAAACAATCTGTACAATACCCTAAAATCTGCTGTTGAAGGTCTATATGCACCAACAAATACTCTCAATGAAGATGCTGGTTGTTTTAGAGAAATTTTCTTACAAATATATGCCGAATTGTGTGGATCATTCTTCAGTTGATTTACTCTAGAATCTTTTGCATAATCTGAGATTGGGTTATTAACTCTATTTCTTTGTAGAATTAAAGTCGTATTTTGTGTATCTATGACTGGAGACAGATTTGGATCTTGCGATGATAACGTAACTGCCATAGTAAATGATTTACTTCTTGGAAGTGATGATAAATTTTCTGCCTCGTTAATTGATGAACAAATAATTCTTGGTGAGGACAAGAAGTTTGGTTGATTAATTTCCACACTTTCATAACCCTCATCCGTGAATGGAATTTCGGATCCTCCAGCACTAGTACCAGATACTGTTCTTATTTCGGAAGTAACATTTGTCGTTTGTCCAGGTGTGATCACATTAATCTGTGGAATTATAGTATTAAATTGTAAGTTTTGTGATGCCCTTACAGAATCTCCTCCAAGTGATTTTTGGTCAATAAAACTCAATTGAGTATCACCAGTTGCTCTATCACCACGAGAGAATTGTACAGCGTACTTATCGGAATCTTTTTCAGTCTTTAATGAGTAGTCAGAAGACATATTATAAGATGTATTTAATCTTACTAATGATACTCCATTTAACTCATACTTATATGCAATATCACCAACATTATGATTTCTTATTAGTGATCCATTAGTTCCTCTTGTACCAATTCCTAAAGTATTGTCGCCATTGACACTATTATAGAAAATAATTTCATTATTGACTTTAACATATCCAGTAGATGATGTTTGTCCCTCAAAAGTTGCAAATCCTGCAGTGCTAGCAATAGAAATTGATGTTGAATTAATATCTATTGAAGAAGTTAATAAAACGGGAGGAGTATTTGGAAGAATATTTGCGATCGATACTTTATTCGTGTCAGAAGTCATTCCATGATTATTATGAGATACTACCAACGAAGATCCATCATAGAGATTTGATACGAGCGTAGAACTAGTAATATCTGTATTTGCAAGTGCAACTCTTGATCCAGAATCATTATAGTAAACTAGGTCTTCTCCAGTGGAGAATTCTTCTCCCTGAACATTTGTTAGGTAAAGTGTGTCAACGGAATTAATAGCAGAGACTGTTATTGATGCCTTTCCACCTTTTCCTATGGCACTGGTAGTAATTCCAAGAACATCTCCAACAACGTATCCGTTTCCAGATGTTGCACCAACACCTATTGATACTGCAGAAACTAATCCATTAGCGATAGTAACAACGCCAACGGCACCTGATCCACTTCCAGTAATATTGTAGAAAGATACCCCAGAATAAGTCCCGTTCGCATAACCAGTACCAACTCCACTCAAACTTAGATTGCCAATGTTTCCTCCAGCCTGTTCAATATACCCTGTTGGTCCAGGTGCAGATCCTTCACTAACCTTTCTTCCGGGAGAAAGGATTGAAATCATATCAGAACTAGTTGCTGAAGTAACTCCAACTTTGAGTTTTCTTGGAAGTGTCTTAATTGGATTTAATGGTAAAGTTGGGGTGACATAGGTATTTTCACTAATAGTTGGATTATTGAAATATACAATTCCAGTTTGATTTACAAAGTTTGCTTTATACAATTTGAACTTAAGATCTTCAAATTGATTTGCAGTCCATATTGTTCCATTTTGAGACTTGAATAAACTTCCACCAATGTATTGTTTTGTCACCAATACGCTCTCCGCATTTGGTAGAGATTGTGTATTGACGGTTCTTTCACCCATTCTTGCAATCCAATGTTCATAATTATTTGATGATGGTGCAATAATTACAATTGCGTATTCTACATTTGGCTCAAGATATATTGGTGATGGGAATGTTACTCTTGTTGCAACTTCTGCGTTATCGGAAACATTTACTTGGGAAGGTTCTAGAGTTACCCTAGCAAAATCTTGGACAAGAGTATTTGTTGGTGTTCCAAGTTCTACCGTTCTTAGTTCAACAAATACTTTCTCATTTTCATCTTTGCTTGCAAAGAACAAGTCAATAGAAGTTAGGAATGCTCCAGTTTCATCAACTGTAAATGTTTGTGCTAGAGGATCCTTTCCACCTCTTGGTTGTGCTGGTGGTGGTGGTGGAGGTGGTGGAGGTGGTCTTCTTACAACAACTCTAGTTTGTGTATAAACATCCACTATTCCACTAGCACTATAAGTAGTTTCTGCACTACTAATAAGTAGACTTCCGGGAACAGATTGCGAATTTGAAGAACTAGAAGTTAACTTATACGTCCTAGTTCCAACTTGGAATCTTACTGCTGGTGGTGGATTTGTTAACGGATCTCTAAAGAATAGTGCTCCACCAACATCTCCAAATGTATCAGTTATAAGTCTTATATCAGATACATTTGCTTGGGCACCACTAGTTGATCCAATCAATGTACAATTGCGTGCTATACGACCAGAGAATCTACCTTGTGCTTCTGCTGCAAGAGATTGTATGTCTACGTTTAATATTGTTGCAGATGCTGTATATGCTGATGGTAATGTTAATGATCTATTGTATGGGTTTAGACTAAATCTACTTGTTGGATTATTAATATCTCCTAATTTATGGTTTGGAACGCAAATTCTAAAGGTTGCAATTTTTTCACCTCCAACATATGCTTCTAATGTTTCTCCAGCAGAGAATACACCAGAAACCATAGAGATTTCAATAAGTTTTGGAACAATATCTACTCCACTAGATCCATCGAAGAATGGATAGTATCTTGTTAATGGTTTTAATCCGCCTGCAGCAAAAGCAACGTTTCTTGATCTAAAGTGTGTATCTGGATAGCTACTAGTTTTAATAGTCTCAATATATGATCCATCAAAACTTCCTGTAATTGTTCTACTACCACCATCAACAAAAATATCTCTAACCCAGTTATCTGATGCAGGTGTTAATGAAATAGCACCATTAAATTCAATCATATTGAATGGATTGACATTTTCTACTCTAGATGCGAGTGGTTGTTCTATCCAAGCACTTTCAGTGTAATTCAATGTAATTAAATCACCTGTTTTTCTAACGCTAGAATCAAATAAATCAAGATCTGCAGAATAATCTACTGAAGAATAATCTGTTCCCGAAGAAAGAACTAATTCTGGTGTAATCGAATAGTTTTGTAGAGGGCATACAAGTTCTTTATTGACACTATCTATTGCACATTCTGCATCTGGATCGTTAATGTCTATAAAAGAGCTATCCTTAAAGTCATCAACAAAGAATCCAGTTTTAAATCTTGAAAGTCCATCAGCATCTTGTATTTGTAATGATTTTGTATTTAATTCGAGTAAACTTAATGAAGTCGTAACCTCAAGATTTTCTATTCTATCTTCAAGCTTTCCAATATCTCTCATTGTATATCGTCTATTGTCAACCAGACGAATTACTGCATCATTTGGATTATACAAATATGGTGGAAGGTCAATAGTTCCAATATCCATTGCCCCTTCAACATTTGTTGGGTATTTTGGATCTAATGAGGATACACCTTTGATGACTGAGAAATTTCCTAATGCGTCAAGAACAATGAGATCTTTTCTTGGAAGATAGTAGTCATAAGAAACTAAGGAACTTTCATTTGGAGTAATAATCAAAGATGAATTAGTTCCAGACGAAGCAAAATTTCTACTCGAATATGCAAAAGGAGATGCTGATGTGCTTGTAAATACGCTAACAGATGGTCTAAAGTCAAGTGTATCTGAAGATCTTAATCCACTTGGATATAGTGGCATATCTTTAGAAAATCTTTCTGCTGGATAAGATGCAACAGTATATGCATCACCAACATCTGAGGATGGAACTTCATAATAATCATAAATTACTAGAAGTTTTCTTGAAGGTATTGAATCTGTTTGGCGTACCAATCTCGAATAGTCATAGTATTGATCTTTATGTCCTTTATTTAATCTGAAATTATTAGTTACATCAAGATATGAACCATTGGTAATATTTTGGAGATTTGTTATAATACCAGATTCATCAAAAGTTACAGATTCTCCAACTATAAACTTTTCTTGAGATAGATAAACGATATTAATTTCTGAAGGAGATGTCGCCTCTACAACTTGTGCAACAGACCCACTTTCTGCACCAATGACTAATTCTCCAACAATTGCATTGACATTTAACCCCAATCCAGAAATAAATGTCAACTTATCAAGAACTGGATCTGAACTATTCAGAGACTCTAATACTTTAGTTATTTTTACAACATCTGGTCTATTCAAAGAAATTTCTTTATCTTCTACTCTTAAACCATAATATTCATTTTTTACCAAACCGTTTGAATCGGTTCCAACACCAGATTGAGTTTTATTGATTGTTAATTTTGAAGATCTAATATAATTTTTTTGTTTTGATATTATAGAATCCTTTACAAGAGAAACATTAACTGTGACATTTGAAGAACTTGTTGATAAACCAGTAAATGCTACTTCTGCTCCGTCAGAGACTATGGAAACTTGATCACCGGTCAAGTCTTCGATTGTTCCATCAGAATAATGTACAGAATATCTTTCAGCATCAAAAGTCTCAAAAAATGCACTTGTTATTCCAATAGATGCGGTAGTAATATTTAATGTTCCGGTTCCGCTGGTTGATAAAGAATTTACTTGTTTTCTAATAGATAGATTGGATCCTGAGAGATTTACATTTCCAACATTTGTATGACTTAAAGGTGCATATAATCCCTGATTTTCTTTATTAAATAACTTTGTTGTACCAATAAAGGCAGGAACTGTTTGATTTGCTGCTGGAAGTGCTCCAGAACAAACATCATTTACGTTTGTTACGGCAACAACTGTAAATGAACGTGCATCTGCTGCAACTGCACTAACTCTGTTAAAAGTTTCATATGCCAAACCAGATATTTGGTATCTAATAATAGATCCTACCTTCACCTTAGCAAAGGTTTTACCAGGACAAGTTACATTTCCTCCAGTTGTGATTGTTAATCTGTCACTAAATCCCAATCCTGGAACTGTGGAACTTTGAGACAAAACAGAATCTGCCATGAAATCCTGTTGCATACCAGAGAATGATGCATTATCTTGGTATACTGCCTTGATATCATCTACAGAATATTGTGCTACTGCTGTAGTACTTCTTGAGATAGTAATATCTTCATTAAGAATAATTGATTCTCCAACTAAAAATGTCCCAGAAGTTTGTGTAAGTGATATAGAAGTTCCTGCAGCAGCTGTTACAACATATCCAGTAGCACCACTACTTAGACCTCTAACATAAGTAGTTGCGGGGCACTGAGTTGAGTTTAATGACCGATTTACTGTGATAATTGTATAAGTTTGGACATCAAATAAATATAAATCCCACTGAGATGCCTTATTTTTGTAAGTATCGTCTGTTAGACTAAATGAGTATACTCTAGCATCACCAATTTTTGTTCCCCATCCTGATGGGGATGTTGTACTGGAATCCCTTCTTTGATTGTAAAGACTTACAATATTATTAACATTATTTAATCCAAAATATGGTGTTCCTTGAACATTATTAACTCTTAAAAGAGTGCCAAACTCAAATGGAACTAAAGATCTTGGGACATTAATTCTATCTCTCGGTTTTTCTATATCAATAATGGTTTCTTCCGATTTTTCAATATCAAATCCTCTTACATATGCTCTTCCCGGAGATATCTTCACAGACATTAAATCATCTGAAGGAACTAATCCGTTTTGAGTAGTTTCTCCTTGGAAATATGTTCCTTCATTTGAAATTCTATCATTTAATGATTCTGTAATCCTAACACCAAATTTATCTACAGCGTAGTTTCCAGATTCTTCAAAGGTTCTTTTTGCAAAATAGTCTTTAATTATTGAATACTGAGACTTATTTTGTAATTTTTTAACATCTCCACCATTTAACTTGAGAAGTTCGATAAAATTCTTATCGTCAATATCTGTTAGTGGTTTTTTTGTTAAAGTTGTTGTTATTTTTAACCTATCAGATCCAGGTGCTGCGTAGTTTGAAAATCCTCTTGCATTATCATAAAGCCCAGAATCTTCTTTTACCGTTATAACTTCTTCAGAGACATTTAAACCAACTCTATATGATGGGCGATTGGTATACGCATCTAATACAATTTTGTCAGAGGAAACGTTTACGAATGATCCTCTAATAAAATAAACTCCAGAAGAAACTGCTGCTGCACATCCAATGGCACATGCTTCTGTAGTTACTAGAGATGCTATCGTATCTCCTTGTGTGATAGAAGTATTCCCATAAATGAAGGACTCTTCTATAATAAGGTCCTCACCATCAGTTAAAAATTCTATTTCGTTATTTAATCCGGAATTTAGATATTGTACAAAAAGAGTAATATCAGTTACATCTGTTGAAATTGCTGGTGTCAAATATGAATCTACAACCAGTGATATACCACTTGTAGCGCCTGTTAATTTCTTACCTATTAACTTATCAAGATACAATGTAACGGGAATTCCTAAGTGATCCTCGTTTATCTTTACAGAATAATATTCGGAAATGTAAGTAATTCCACCAGGGATGACCATTGAGCCATCCTTAAACATGTGACTTCCAAAAGACTCAATCTGATCTTGAAGAATTGATTGAAGTGTAGTTAATTCCCTAGCCTGAATAGGGTATCCTGGTTTAAACAGAACCCTATAATAGTTATCTTCCTTATCAAAATCATCATAATATGGATTTATATTTAGATTAGTCTTTTGTGGCATTTTTTAGAATTCCAGAATGATTTTAACGTCTTCTTTTTGGCGAGAATTTCTGTTAATAAGGGGTCGATTGTCAATATAAATTACATCCCCAGATCCTTTATTTATCTCGGGAGAAGCAAGTCCATTAGTGAATCTTGACCCAAGACTAATAATTTTTGTTCCAGTTGGATTTGTTGTTATTCCTGTAAAATTCAAATCAATTGATCCAACAAATCCAGATGCAGTTGTCACTGGAGTTGCTGAAGATGAAAAATCTAAAACTTTTGATGCTGTTGTAACTCCAATATAATCAGTTTGATCTAGAGTTGATTGATTAAAATATAATGATCTGTCTCTAAAGTACTTAAGTACTTTTGTTTCTTCGTCGTATGATGCAACAAATCCAAGTGCTGTCCCACCAGTAACACTTTGTCTTATCTTGTCTCCAACACTAATTGTTCCCGTTGTTGATGTAAATTTGAGTGCATATAAAGAAGAAAACTCATTCTCAGTAAATGTTGATGTTGATCCAATTGATGTTGGATTTTTTAAAATTCCAATCTGAGAAAATTTTGTATCAATTGGGAAATCTTTTGTGGAATCGTCAAATCTTGCATAAACTAAAACTTTATCTGCACCTAACTCCTTATAAAGATCATACCCATGACCTTTAGATGGTGGAATAATTGGAATTAATTTTGCAAAATCTGCAGAAGCATTTGTATTGATCAAACCAAGATCCACCATTCCATAAGTATATCCTTTTCCTCCAGAAGAAATTACTGCATTTGTAATTTCACCACCAACAACATCGATGATAACTCTTCCGCCGCTACCATCTCCGAGAATATCTACTTCTTGACCCAATCCCCCAGAATAACCGGACCCACCATTTTCAATATAAACTTTTTTAATCTGATTATTATTTACCGACGAATCTCCATTTGACCTGACTGCTTCAATTTGATTATCAGTAGATGTCTGCCAGTTATTCGGTAATGAAATATATTCAGTTGAGTCAAATTTGATAATATCACTTGGAGAAACTGTAAATAGATATTTCCAAAGATAACCATCTCCACTCTCACCAGCTCTTGATGGTTCTAACGTTGTAAATAATGGCTCATCTTGAGATGCATTACCTGTGGTGTTTATACCAGAAGATCCATTATCAATACAAATATAAACACCATAATTTTCATTCATCACATAATAATTTGCATCATAAAGTCTCGATGCTTGAGTTATTGGTGATGGTGAGTCAATACTATAATCATGTCTGTACATTTCATATCGAGTACCTTTAGTCCAATTAACTCTTCTAATTAATCTTCGTACATTTAAACTGGTGACTTTTTTTCCAAAAAGCATGATATCACCAGAATGGTTGAGATTATTTGTATTGTCAATTGGATTTGGGGTGTTGGTATCCCAATCAACTGCACCGCCAAATCCAACACGTGTTGGATTTGGAAGACCTAAGAAAACATAATAAGAATTGTTTGCATTATCAACTGTTTCTATAAAATTATTCGCATTTAAAATTCTAAATTGATCCGTTACAATGGCTGCCATTATCCACTAGCTTTTTTCTATATTTATACTAGGTTTTACCCTAGGTCTTTTCTCAGAGATCCATTGTTTCTCAGACCAAAGTCTCTTCTCTGTATTGTTGGGAAGGTTGATAGTCCAACATTCATGGTATATCCAGTAACACCAATAGAAATTGGAGATAATCCTCTATTAAATCCACTCAATCTTCCCCAAGAGAATCTACCAAGAAGATCTCCAGTGGAAGCAATGCCAACAATAACTGATCCAGAATCAATATTTGTAATTATTTCAGCATTTTCAGTTGATTTTGTAATTGAGTGGATATAATAGATATTATCTAAGAAAGTTGTACCGATACCAACAACCGCACTATCATCAGAATCTACAGAGGTTACCCCATTGCCAACATGTGTATTATGAATATAAATTGGATATCCAACCTCCAATCCAGTAAAGTTTGAACCTGGATTTTTGAGATTCAATTTAAGTGCCAATGGATGACTACCAGTTCCAGTAGTTGTACCGATTCCAGTGATTATTCCTGCAAACCCTTCAACTGTGGTAATATTAGTTATATTTTCTTTGTTGAATTGTGGAGTTGATACGAGAACAATAGGTGCTTGAGTATAACCATAACCTGGATTTGTAATGGTTATTGGTGCTGTCAATGATCCATTGGTAATTGCAATTGTTGCAGATGCTGTGGTTCCAATTCCAACTCCAACATTTTCTGGTGTTGCAAAAGAAATTTCTGTAGAAACACCAATATATCCAGAACCACCAGATACAATACTAAGTGATGAGATTGTTCCACCAGCACCAATAGATGCAGTTACTTTTGCAGTTTCTAATTCTGTTTGTGGAATTATGATTCCACCAACAGATTCTATAGTTATCGAGGACTCATTTTCTTCATAATTAAAGAATTGTGCATCATCAACAAACAATTCAGTATCAGCATTTGTAACATTTTTAATGATTCTGCATGTTGGATAAACAAGAGCCTCTATAGAGTCTCTAGACTTATAAACTTTTTCACCATTGATAATCCTATCAATTTTTTGCTTTGTCCAACTTAATGGGCGATAATTTGCATCATCAATACCTAAACCATTATATGAGTTGGTTTCTAAAATATCTGATGCTGGAATACTAAAAATAGTCCTATTTTCTTGTGATACTGAACCAGAAATAGATGGGGAGCTATCAAGTTTTACAATATCACCAACTTTTACTGTTTCTGCTACGTTTACAGAAACACTATCAACATTTTTTGTTCCATTGTAGAAGAATATAACAACACTATCTTCTGGATCTGGTGCAGTGGAGAATATAAAAGAAGTACCCCCTGTAAATTCATATCCTTCTCCAGGAACTTGGAGAACATTATTTACATAAATCAATAATAAATTACCCAAATCGATGAGGGATGAATCTCTATCATTTTTATTGGTCTCAAAGCTAAGTAGTTGTCCAGAGAAATAAAGTGGGAATCTTCTTCTTATACCATCTTGTAGATCTTTAATAGAATCAATATAATCAAATTCCCCAACTTCCCATGAAGCTATTTTGTCAGTAAATGTTTGAAGAACTGTTATTTCAAAATCACTAATAGGATTAGCCAATCTTCCATCTGTTACAAGTCCAACTGGTTTGAAGACATCTCCAACTTCGAATCCATATCCAGGTCTTGAGATCTTAAAGTCAGTAACCTGGAATAAAGATCCTGGGGCAACTGTTTTACTTGTTGGAATTGTTCCAGTATCAATAGTTGTTGTTATAATTCCAATATAACTATTGATTGCTGAGGCAACATTAGCACAATCTGTTGAAGTATAAATTCCAGCAACGCCAGAAGTATCGCCAATTACTGTAAGGTCAAATACTTGCTCTAAGTTTGAATATCCACCAATTGTTATTGGTGTATTTGTCATTGCCTCGATAGCAAGATCCTTTACCTGTTCAAATGCATAAATTGACTCTTCTTCTTCACCTTCTAGATAATTTCCGGTTGCATAGACATTTGCAGCATCATATACTTTATCGTTACCACCAAATCTCAATCCATAAGTTATACCAGAAAGAACGGTCTTAATGTCATCGGAACATTCCGAATTGCCACCAGGTACAGAGAATCCTGGGAATGCTGCAAGCATTCTTCCAACGGCAACATCAGCAATCAATTGTGCGTTGCTATCAATCAAGTTTGCTCCATCATAAAAAGTTCCATCGTAGTTAATATTATCATTTGCTCCAACTTTAAGTGAAATTAAAGCATTTGAACCAGTGGCAGTAGTAGAACCGATTCCTAATCTAGAAACACCAACTACAGATAGATTTTCATATGATGGTTCAGAAATATCAATCCTAGTGTTAGTTGATGCATATCCAGAACCAGCATTATCAATAGTAAATATCAAAGTTCCACCAACACCAACAACGGCACTGATCTGAGCAGCATTACCAGTTGGGGATGTTATTGCAATAGAAACGTTATTGTTATAATATCCAGATCCATAGTTGTAATCGTGCCACTCTAGACCAACTGTACAGATGCCGCTACCAACATAAGTATGGGCGATAGTAGAAATACCACCATTGACTGTTACAGATGTTCCAGAGGTTCCTGTAAGTGCCTTATAAATTCCTCCAGTTGGACCAGCACCAGGGTATGGGAAAATAGTTGTTGTTACACCAACAATAGCAACACCACCACCAACATAAGTGTGTGCAATAGTAGAAACTCCAACATTAAGAACAAGTGATGTTCCAATGCTTCCCGTTCTTAGTGGGAATACGTCATAGGTATCTCCAAGGGTATTTGCACTTGCACCGGGATATGGGAAGAATGAAGTTGTAATACCAATAGTCGCTGTTCCACCAGAGACATAAGTGTGGGCAATAGTAGAAATTCCACCATTAACTACAATTGTTGTTCCAGAAGTACCTGTAAGAACTCTATAAACATCATATGTGTTACCAAGTGTTCCATGACTTCCGCCTGGATATGGGAATATTGAAGATGTGATACCAATAGTCGCTGTTCCACCAGAAGCATAGGTGTGTGAAATAGTTGAAACGCCGACATTAAAGACTAATGATGTGCCAGAAGTGCCTACAATAGTTCTATAAACATCCCAAGTACCACCTAAAGTATTTGAACTACTTTGTGGATATGGATCACCATAATCATCAAGTCCTGCTGGATAAGGGAACTTAGTGGAAGAGAATCCAATGTGTTCGGAAGTGCAGGATAATTCAATATCAGCAAGTCTTACATAATCACCAACATCTAGACCATGTTCTGCATCAAGAAAGACAGTTGCGATACCAGAAACCTCATTGTACTCAAGATTTGTTACATTATAAGTGGCAATTCCTGTCCAAGAGTTGCATGAGAATTCTAAATTGGCAAGTTTTACATAATCACCAACCTCTAATCCATGATTTGCATTAGTAATAATTGTTGTAATTCCTGTAGATTCTGTATAATCTGCTGCAGTTACATTATAAGTCGTAATACCAGTCCAAGAATCACATGAGAATTCTAGACCAGATAGTTTAATGTAATCTCTGTTTTGAATTAGACCATGTGGTGATGCAAGAGTAATAGTTGCAATTCCAGTTGACTCAGTATATACGGCACTAACAACATTAATGCTTTGAACTGCTTCTTGAGAATTGCACTCAAACTCAAGTCCATATAAACTTAAACTATCACCAACCTTAAGGTTGTGCTCTTCGGATAGTGTGAATGTGCATACTCCAGTTGTATTATCATAATTAAATGTTACGATATCAAGAGGGTCTCTATCGGTTGGAAATACTGTTTGTGCGATGGAAACAATAGAACCAATACCACCAGATGCATTAGTAATAATTCCAATTTGTGCTGGATATAGTGGTGCAAATCCAAGACCTTGTGTTGCACCAATAGAAACAATAACACCACCTCTTGGCAACTGGTTTTGGTTTACATCATACTCAGAAATAACTAGATTTCCATTAGACGAAGTTATTCCTGTAAATACAATACTAGAAATTCCAGAATTTGAAACATAATCATAGTTATTCAATGGATTATTTTGTGTTGTTGGTGTTTGGAATATTCCATTCAAGAAAACTAAAGAACTGCCAGTTTGAATACCTGTTGTATTCAAACCACCAACATAAGTTGTATAAGTTTGACCTAATCCAGTAAAGTTTGACGAAATATCATCAAATATTCTATTATTCGTATAGTCATTTCTTAAATAAACCCTTCCACCAAATACTGCTCTTTCAAAGTTAAGATTTGACGAATTTCTAATATTGCTAATTTTACCTGTTGGAGCTGCTGTGAAGTGAATGTCTGAAGATACAATGTTATAATTTCCACTATAAACTCTTACGGCAGTTCCATCAGTATGTGCAATTGCAACCGTTCCAAGTTGTGCCCTTCTAACTTCAAGATTATAATATGTTCCAACACCAGTTATCGCAGCAGTGCTTGATGTTGATAGTCCAACATTTGTAACTCTCATCAATTCATCATCAATCTTTACAATATCTTCTGGTAGAATGTTTTGTATTGATTGTAATGAGAATATTGTATCATTATCACTTATAGATCCAGAATTTTCATATAATATAGTATTGATAGGTGTATATGCCAATGGATATTGTGCAATTCCATCTATTGTAATGAGAGACTTCTCAAGTTTCTTATACATCTCCAATTCGTGAGAATTGCCAGATCCAGCATCCGTAAATGTTACTGCAATACCTGCTTCAGCATAATCTTTTCTAGTTGCTAATTTTAACTGGTCATTATCAATTTTTATTGCATATACTTCTGAAGGTAGAATTGTTGTTACTACACCAGATTGTGTTAGTGTTGCACCAATACTTACGCTAACTGAATTAATTCCAATAAAAGTTGATCTTGGAGTATATGTAAGTCTTTCTCCTGTGCTAAAGAAGTGATTTTTAATTTTAATTAATCCAGTATCTGGAACCAAGTAATCTGTGCTAGCAGGATTGAATCTCTTAGAGAATACTGGATATCCATCACTTTTCAATGTAAATCTTGTCTTATTAGCTCTATTACCATTTACAGCATTATAGAATAATAATTCTAATTGATCTCTTACCTTTCCATATTCTAGCGATGGATAGACATTTTCCAAATCACTAAGGGTGTAAATTGACTCATTAAATGAACTTATGTTAACCACATCTGTTATCGATGCATCTGGATAGAATAATAACTGTCCATTACTTCCAGAAAATTCTGGTCCAAAAGTACCAATACCAGAAGTAGATCCAATTGATACAAATGGATATTGTACAACACCACATGTACCATTATTGTTGATTAATAAAACCTGATGTAAAGCACTAGTGTCTCCATAAGAAACTCTTACCAGAGATTTAATTGTCGATACTTCCTCCTTGACAAAATTTGCAATTGAAGTTGATGCTGAAGAAACCGAAGTATATCTAGATTCATATTTAAATGATCTTTCTGACCCTTCAATTTGACCTTCTAAAATAGATCTATAAGTTCCAAATCCAACAGCAGTTGATCCAAATCCAACAACTTTGGATCTAATTAGAACATCTCCATCAAAACCAACGTTTTCATAGTCAATAAAGATATTATCCCCATCAATACGTGATGTGAATGTTCCAATAAAAGAGTTTGAGTTTGAATCGGTAGATAATGTATCAAGGAAATATTCTGACTGATATGTATTTGTCCCATCATGAGTAATGTAGAGTTCAACAATATTTCTAAAAACATCTCTATTTTTATCATAGACTTCTGCTGTAACATAATAAGATTCTACATTATCAGTATTTGCACTTATAATTTCAGTGGTTATTCCAACAGCAGCGTAATTTACCGCTCCAACTAAATTGACAAATCCAACACTAAGTGTAGAAATGCCAACAGTATCACTATTAAATGATGACTTAATAATTTTAATGTCATAATCCGTATCATTTGGATCTAATGGATAGAATCTGAGAGAAGTATTATCAAATTCATCCTTATTTGCTTCAACATCTACAAGTTGTTCGTCAGTATTAAATATAGATGATTTTTCAAAAGTAATAACGTCATTTGGACTTTTAACTACCAGTGCTTCCGTTACTTGAACGTTAGACGAATTTGGATCAATAATTTGGATTAAATATCTTCCAAAAGAATCATCAAATGGTAGTTCAACATATGGATTTAATGATGATCTTGTATTTGAAAACTGCTGACTAATATCATCAATTTTTAAAACTCTATTTGTTCTACACTCAATATAACCAGATAATTTCTTATTTTTTACTTTTATGCGATTTGATCTCGATTCTAGAGTATCAGTATCTACACCAAAATCAAAATTATTAATGGTATCAACACGTCTTTGATCAATAAAATCAAAAACTGCTAAGGCATCTATAGTAGTTGAACCGATAGAAGCGGCCGCTTCCGATTTAACTTCTGTGTCTGAGAAGTTTTTAAGACCAGTTGTGTGTAATAAAGAATTTACTGAACTTGTCGATTCTTCAAATGTTATTGGACTCTTAACTGTATATGAGAGTGTTTGATAATAATCATTATCTGGAATAACCTGATAATCTTCATTTAATTTTCCAGTATTATCCAACCACCCAAGATCTTTTCTTATAGAATAATTAATTTCAAATCTAGCATCATTACTTATAACGCTATCGATTTTTGCTCTTGTTCCACTATAAGTTCCAAGAATATTATCTCCAATATTTAAATTATATCTGCCAACAGCCTTAATAAAATTGAGTTTTGCATCTGTTACAACCCAATCAGTCTCAAAATAATTATTATTTGATAATTTTAGTAATAGACTATCACCAATTCTAAATGATGAAGATCCTTTTATGACAGAAAATCTTGGATAATCTTCATATCTAACAATTGTAGCAAAATTTGGAGAAGTTACTGCTATTCCTGCATTTGAAGTATAATTTGATAAATCAAACTCAACTTCTGCTGGATTTAAATTTCTGTAATCAGATACTGTAAAAAATTCATATTGATGATCTTCAGAGTTGAATCCATCTCCAGTAGATCCATATTTTTCAAAACCCTCTACAAATATTTTGTCTCCAACATTAACAACATTAGTAGAAAATCCGACAATTGGTGTCAATAACTTACAAGTTACAATTCCAGCTCCTTGTGAATATAGTACATTAGTAACTGAGAAACCATTACTATTATTAATTGCTTTTAGAGTGTGTGTCGAAGCATTCAACCCATTTGGTGACTCTACAATTTTTATTGATCCTATACTTGATCCATTAATTATTGGTTCAATAATTCCATTATTAATCTTTATACCATCAGAATTTATAAGAACTAATTCTGGTGGACTTGTGTAATTTTTTCCTCCAAATTGAAGATCAATACTCGATACAAAATCAGAATCTGTAATAAAGAATGTAGATGGAACTAAAGCTTGTGGTCTAAGAGTTACATCAGATGGATATTCAAATCCTGGATCTATAATTTGAACATTGTCAATTTTTCCAATATTATATGAACCAGAAAAAACTTTTGCCCCATCACCAAAAGTTGTGTTAAATGATGAAATGACTGGTAATTTTTTATATCCTGTTCCACCTCCAGTCAACGATAATCTTGCAATTCCCCCAAGAGCAGTTGTAGAATTTGTTGTGTATGATATATTATCGCATTGTGATTTGTTATAAGTTAAAGATTCTGGTATTTTAGTTAAAGATATTTTAAATTGTGTTGAATTTAAATTTGCATCAAATACTTTATATCTTCCAGTATATGTACTTTGATTATAAGAAATTTTAGAAGAATTTTTAACATCTATATCCGATGTTGATATAAATCCAGATTTTTCTAGGGTATAAAAAAGACTCTGTGGATTATTGGAATTATATTTTAAAGTTACACTTGCTTCAGAACTAATTCCAATTGTACCTACGCCAATAACTGCAAAATTATTTGTATTTCCTACAGAAACAAATTCATTCTTAAAATCTTTATCATAGAAGAATTTTAAAGAGTATCCAATCAGAGATGAATCTGATAAGTCAAAGACTAAATCATTGTTGTTTATTATCCTCAATTCTGGATTAACGAGAGATAATTCATGCGACAATCCACCAGTTGAAGCAATACTTACAATATTTTGTGGGAATGCAGAGACATCATATAAAGTTTCACATAGAGTAAAATTATTTTCATCCAATACTTTAATATAATAATATCCAGTATCAACACCAGACATAACAAGATCGGATGTATAATAAACTTTATCTCCATTAAAGAATCCGTGAGAAACTAAGTTGATAATATCCTTTTCAAGATTTACATTTTCTGATGCGAAACCAATGGGATTTACAAGTATTTTTGAGTTATTCTCATCAAATTTAATTTTTACGGAAGTTGAGGTTCCTATTCCAATTACTTGATTTGAATTTAAGGATAGATTAATAGTATCTCCATTTTCAAGTCCATGACTTGTAGAAAGAGAGACAAGAGTTGTTACACGATTTACATCTGCAGTTATTTGGTCATAATCAGTCCGTATATAATACTCAAAATTGTCTGAACCATTGGATGCAAAGAATAGTCCATTAGTTGTAGTAGTTAATCCAACACTAGTTACTATACCAATCAGATCATCAGATTTTTTAATAACATAGAATACTTCTTCCGAAGTTCCTGTTAAAATTGAATTTATTGGTCCTGTCGGAGTATCTTGAACAGATAATGCGGCAGTACCAGAGGGTTTCTTTATTAGAACCCTTTCATTAGTTTTAAATGGGTGATTTGGAACTCTAATAGATTGAGTTGGTATAGAAACATTCTCGATAAGATTTTCACCAATAGCTATAGTTGATTCCACAGATGTGCTGAATCCCACAGAGTTGCCAACACCAATAGATTCGTTAGGATTAAAATATATAAATTTGTTTAAGGTTGATTGGAATCTCGGCGTCTTTACTGGAAGAGAAATGTAACTTGGTAAAAGATCTACAGAGGTTGATGCAGTATGTGCTAATCCAGAAGAACCCCTTCTTACTCTCAAAATTTTTCTAGTATCAAAACGATTCAAAACTGACAAAATTTCGGATCCAATACGAATTGTGCTTCCAATAGAAATATTTGGTGTAAGTTCTGAAAGGAAGATGTCGGTAACTACTCCTGCTATTGGAGATGATGGAAGATTTTTGTATAAGAACGTTCTTTCGGAAGAAACGCCAACAATGTAATTTTTACCGAGAACACCCTTTAAATCAGTACTTATCCCTGTCAAATAAACATTATCATTCTGATTAAATGTATGTGTTGTCGATATATATCCAGAAACCTCATTTTCATTATTCCAAACTAGAACAACATCTTCATATTTTATGATCTCCGTATCTAATTGGTTGACGGTCTTTCCTCTTATTAGAGAAACTTCTGCTGAGGCTCCACCACCACCAGTTCCAGTATTATCAAATACTGCAAAATCTCCAAGTTTATAATTTGATCCTGGTTCTGATAGAGTTAGATAATCTACAGATCCACTTAATACTGATATTACTTTAGATGTTTGATTTGTGATTTCATTAGATTCCACCAAGAAATCACTACCAGAATAAGGATCGGAAACGTTATATGGAAGTGTATTTCTTATAATGTTTCCTGAGTTGAAGTCAAAATATTGATTTACAATATAACTATCATCTAATAAATTTGATCTAAACTGATCACCAACAAAATATGGGAATTTTGGTATAATCTTATTTACTGCTAAACTTGACTCTACGGATACAAAATATGCATATGTTCCCTTTGGAAAATCTGGAGTTTTACAATATCTACCATTACATACATCTAAATCCCCAGAATTATCAAATGTATAATCGTCTATGAAAAATCCTCGACCAAAAGAAGTTGGTCTATTTTCAACATTTGTTATATTTAACGTATATCCAGATTGTAAAATTTTAATATCAGAATCGGAATCTTCTGGATCTGAATATCCATATGGACCATAAATTGGATTTCCATCTAAAGCCCATCCAATAATTGGTGAGTGACCAGAACCACTATCTCCATAATAATTTTTTCCAATATCCGTCGAATATCCGACTACAGAATACTTTAAGTTAGTTATTGACTTTCTTAAATCAATATCACCAAATCTAGCAAATCTATTAACTGTTAATCCTCTAACAATAGGATCAAGTGCAACATCGGATCCTGGATTTATAATTGTAACACTAGTAGTATCATCAACATAGTTAACGCCACCATTTAATATTATTACTTCAGTAATAACATTATTTTGAACAACAGCTCTTAATTTTGCACCAATTCCCTCACCATTTACTTTTAGTTCTGGAGTGGAGTAATAATCACGTCCTCCACTTAAAACCTGTACAGATACAATTTTACCTCCTCTTACAAAGGTTTTGATTTGTGCATCTTTACCAGTTTTAACTTCATATAATGGTTTCTTATGAAGATTTAAAATGGTTGATCCATATTCAGTACCATTTTCATACAAATAAGTATCGATTATTGATCCACGAACTACAGGATATGCACTTACAATTCCGGATATTCCATCTCTAAATCTAACATTCACTTGAACTGAAATATTTGGATATTTGAATACCTGATATCCGGACCCAACTGAAGAAAACTTCGCATAATTTTTTCTATCATAATTTGAAGTTATTGTTGCACCTATTCCAGCATCTGCCAATCTAAATTTGTCATTGTCAATTTTTATAACATAATACTGAGTGGTGGAGGATAATCCAGAGATACTCCCCCCTTCAGAATAATATTCTACGATATCTTTGTTATTAAACCCATGATTTTTAAAGTTTACCGAATCATCTAAGGTTGATATTCCTACAGGTTTTACCTTCAACTTTCTATTCGTATATCCATCTCCAGGATTTACTACTTCTATTCCTGTTACTGTTTTTTTACTTTCAGAAATTCTAAATTTTTGAATTCCTGAATTACTTTCTGTGGTAAATCCGACAGTATTGATACCTGCTACATAATCAGTTTTTGTCTTATAGATTCGTATCGTTTTTGGACCGGTCACTTGAGCATAATATACACCATTATGCTCAAGATATTCCCCAACAGCATCATTACTTCCTCTAAATGTTCCTATACTTATTGGATTATTATCATTAGTCAAATAGACTAGTGCTTGACCACTGACTATGTTGTGATTATTGATAAAGGATAGATCATCATTATCAACGTCTAAACCACCGCCTTGTGAAGTTGATGCAGCATTAAATTCTATTTCTCGATATCTTCTAGATGTAATTGGTTTCAATATGCATCCAGATCCATTTCCACCGGTCAACGTTGCCGATATAGCATCGTCAATATCAAAGTCTTGGGGATCAACTAGAACTTCTTTAACAGATCCTTGAACAACTACATTTACTAAAGCAGTAGTTCCTATTCCTGCAGAAATTTGGATAAAAGGAGGATTAATTACATCATAATTTTGACCAGAGTTTAAGATTTTAACTTCTTCTAATGGACCATAAAAAATTCTATCATTAGTTTTATATGATGAAATTTCTACACCATCAATCAAAATACCAATTGTATCCGCTGTTGTTTTTGTTGCAGATCCATATTGAATATCTGGATTCAATTTGAATTTCTTAAGAGACTTTTGTGGTCCTATTTGTAGGTTGTTTTGTCTTGATAAAGTAAATGTATGTGATCCAGATCCAGATGGTAGATCTCCAAATTCGATAAAATCATCTGTCGGAATAAATGATCTTGATGTATAAAGTTTTATTTTATTTGCATCAGATAATACTCTGACATAGTACAACCCTTCCGCCAATCCTGGTATTTCTTGAGACTCTGGAGAATAGTAGACTTCATCTCCGGTTATAAATGGAACATCAGTGTCAAATGATATTACAGAATATTTTAAAGTTGCTTGATTATATTCTTGAATTCTATCTCCATTTGCTTCTAAAATAGTTCTCGATAGTATTTCGGTTTCAATATTATATGATGGTAATGAATTTGATGCAACATACATGTATTCATCATTCTCATTATATACATTTTGAATATCGCATGTTATAATATCATTTCCATATTGTAATTCGGCACCAATACTAGACGCTTTCTTTAAATTTCTTCTAATATCATAAAGTAATGATGAATTATACGTAAATCCACTTAAGTTATCTAAAAGAATTTCTTTTGTTGCTTTGTTAATACTCGAAACAATAGCATCGGAATACTCAACTATTTGAGTGTTCCTTCTGAGAATTTCTACCTCATCTCCAACTTTTAGAGAAGATTTGTCAATATCAGAATATAGTGAGAATGTTGATCCTGAAATATTTTTTACTTGGTATCTTACCGATGTGTTATAAATCCAGGAATTTGAAAAAATTTCTTTTTTAGTTTTATCTTCATCTGGATTTTTAATTATTTCACCAAGATTTTTAACATAAATTACTTCTCCCTCATCTGTAAAGTTAATATCGGATACTGGGACAAATTTAGATAAAACTCCTGTTATTCTTAATTCAACTGGTCTGGTTAAATCAGCTTCTTCATAACCGACCATTACTTCATCAAAACGTATATCAGATGTTGATGGAATTTCAGTTTCAATTCCACTACATCCTAAGAACTGATTAATAGTTCTATCTGTATATGTTATTGTATTTCCTGCAGAAAATACAGTTCCAGAATTTGGAAATTCTACAGTAGAATCTACAGTAATTACTTGAGATCCAGCAGGAACATCTCCAATTACTCTTGTTCTACCAGGAACATTGAAAGTTCCCTCAATTAAAGCATTCTCACTAAATCCAACAAATAATGATAGTTTGTAATATGTAAGTCCACTATTTGATAAAATTTCTACCTCAGAAACCGATGCTTTAGTGTCTGGGTCTGTAGATTTTCTAATTGTTTGACCAATTAGTTTGAGTGGATCTCCAGAAATTCTTTCTGCAATAACAATTTCTCTTCTAATAAATTCAGAAGCAGATGGTTTAATTAGATATTCTTCTAAATCAATAACTCTTGGAGTTACTCCATATAGAACATTAAATAGTATTCTAAAAGACTCTTCAGTACCTTTAGATGCATAAAAAGCATGTGCCTCTTTGATAAAGTTGCTTACATCCAGTTCTGGTACAAAATCTAGATCTTCTAGTCCAGGAGTAAGACTATATTTAACTTTTTTATAAAATTCTTTTAAAAATAAAGAACTTAAGTTTATAACTCTTGACCCGGCAGAGTGAGAGTCTGCCTCAGAAGTGCTGAATACTATTTCACCCTTTTCAATTTCAGAATGGTATGTTGTTATTCCACTAAATCCACGAACACAACCGATAAAGGTGTTACCTTGTATTTCGGAATATGTAATAATTTCATCATCTATTTTTAATAAACCATAATTTCTTGGAAATCCTTTTGTATCGCCAATTTCAATAGTATCAGATGTGTCAGTAATATCATATTCTAGTGTTGACTCTCCAGTAATGACTTCTGGTGTCAAATTATCTAACTTTAAATATTGATCTAAATTCTCTACAATATCAATTGATCCGCCAGGAGCTTCTTGAGAAATGTAATATTGTTTTAAAAACTCTGCTGCTTTTGGAGATTCTGAAAGAATAAATTCTGGAAGCTGATTTTCTAGAATTTGATGAATTTTTACTCTAGTTTCAAAACCCGTTTTTATCATTTTATCCTCTCTTTAATGCCCCGTTTGAATAACTTGAAGTGACTTTAAATCCAACGCCGGATATCTGTTCTCCAGATGTAATAGTATCTTTAACCATATTTATCTTACTATTTTCAACATTAAAGTTTAAGTATAAATCCTTTAATCCAATAACATCATTTGATTCTGGATATGCCTGAACCTCAACTATATTATTTGTTTTTGTTGTTCCTGATATATTGAGAGTTGTCAGATTGATCTCACCCTTAATGTAATCAACAGTTCCAGCAGACTTTACAACAACAACTGGTTCACCCAAATTCCCAGACTCTTTAACTATTGAAATAATTCCTTTACCACTACCATCAAGATCTCCATTAGAATTTTTATTTGGAACATCAGTAAGAAAAACTTCACTGGAATCTCCAATTAGAGTAAATCCAGTACTCTTAATATTATATCCTTTTGGATTTACATGGAATTGGTTACCAAAGCAAAGCTCATATTGAGCATACTGGTTGATAGATGCTTTCAAATTTCTTCTGATTATAACCCTCGTAATATTTGATGTGACCGATTCCTCAACACTATCGACAAGTTTTACAATTTTACTATATCTAAATCTCCCACCAAATTTATTTACATCTGTAGATTGTGAATATGTGTTTATAGTATTTGTTATTTTAGTTTTTAAATCCTGTATATTTGTTACCTTTGATGGGTTATAGTATACATAACTATCAATTTCGACAAACAAAACTTGAAGGTCTATAATTTTTTGATTTATTCCAGAAAGACTATATCCCTTTAATTTTGAAAGGATTTGTCTTTTATCGAAGTCTGAAATATAATCACCATTTTTTGGTTTAATACTAATAATAACATTACCATACTCCGGTGGATCAAGTTCTTCTCCACCAACTATAGAAACAGATTCTGTATTTGGATAAATTTCTCTTATAAGTGCCTCATAATCACGTGAAGTTACCGCACGA